CGCGACGCTAGTCCCTCGACACCTTGAATGGTAAATCGAGTGATGAATGTCGCGCTAAGTCTAATAACTTAACCTACCAAGGTTAAGATTTGATCACGGAGGTCCCATGACCGGAAACAAATCGAGAAGCACGTCTGAGATCGTTGGTACTCAGGTCGTTTTACACGACCTTACTAACAATCAGACGCTGTCTTACCCTGCTTCTTCAGCAGGGCGGTCGACTTCCATTACAGAGTACTGTCATGATGGATGGAGAAAAACCATCAAAAATGGCGGTATTGTAATGGGCGAGCTCGATCGTACGATTTGGAGCAGATCTGTCGGCTTCGGAAGTATTCATGAACAGGTTCCGCAATTTGGAATCAATCAGAAAACTTCTGGAGACTTTGCAGGTCTGGCCCGGAACGCATTCCCTCAACCCTCGCTGGAACCGGACCCTAGTGCACTTTCTAGAGTCCGTGGCAACGCACTAATTGATGCGATGTCCAAAGCGAATGGAAGCGAGAGCTTCGGAGGGGAGACACTGGCGCAACTAAGCCAGACTGTCTCTATGATGCGGAGACCTTACAGCAGTGTATCGAAGCTTATTGGCAAAATGGTCAATAGGCGTTCATCACTGCTGTCATCTGGTCGTAATGTTGCTGAAGCCACGGCAGGTGCCTGGCTTGAGTATCGTTACGGTTGGAAACCTCTCATGATGGATATGGAACTCATCATGAATAGCATTGTTGGTCTACACCAACAGCTAAAGAGGCGCGTGATTATCCGTGGCAATGCGAGAGAATCTGACGATACGTCAGAAATCCCGTTTGCCGCTAGGGCGTCAGGCGACTTAAGTCGCATGACATTGAGTGGAGTTGTGTTTCGCACTTCTAAGCTGCGGGCACACTCCGGCGTTATTATTGACATAGAACCTATGTCAACCCTCGAAATGATTGAGAAGGTTTTCGGCTTTAGATGCCGAGATCTTCCAGCCACTTTGTGGGCTTTAACGCCTTTCTCCTTCGTAGCAGACTGGTTTTTGGGAATTGAGAATTGGATTCAGGCTATTATTCCTGATCCGAAAGTTCTCGTCCGAGGAAATTGGGTAACATCAGTCGCTGAAATTGAGTTAGAATATTCTAACGGCAATATCGTCGCTGATCCAATTTACCCGAACGGGCTCTCGTCCTCCCATTCCGGTACCTTCTCAACTTCAACCGTAAAACAGGTGAAGATTGTTAGGGTTACTGACCAATCTGTTCCGATCACACCAGCACTCACGTCAGAAGTTCTGTCGTTGGTGCGCCAAGTTGATGCTGTCTCACTTATTGCTGGCAATGCCAACAATATGATTGGGAAATTTCGGCATTAGACTTGTAACCTACCCAAAGGAGGGTAAAGTCCATGGGAATTAGATCCCTTACGCTACAGAAAGCTGTAGCAAATCCTACGTTGACATTCACTGAAAACGAGGATGCTGTATTTGCCGAAGACGGCATGGCAGTCGCCAATGGTGTTCACCTCATCTGTACTTCGCACGGGTCTCCAATTGATCGTAAACAGATCACATTCAAAGCCCGTCCTAGTATGTATGATGCGAAGACCGGTTCCTTTAGTAAAGGCAAGAGCGGTATTTCGGTCGTTCGACCGCACGTTCTTGCTGACGGCAAAGTTTCTTTCCTTACCGTCCGAGTGGAACTTGAAGTACATCCCGAAGCTGAGCAGGCAGACATCAACGAGGTAGTAAACCACGCTGTTGAACTGATGCTCGACGACGAGTATCGTAACTTCTGGCGATACGGTGCTAAATCCTAGCCCGTAAAACAACCTAATAAAAGGAGTTTTACCATGCGCAAACGCAAGATTGTGGAGGACCAAATCCCAATCGACAGCATTATGTGCCAAATGGCACAATGCCTGATCAGTGACTTCCGAACCACATTTAAGGATGCGACTTTATTTTCAGATCTCTTTGATGCATTGAGATCTGAAGATGCAAATCGCATTCGAGTGTGTTTACCAACACCCACTGAAGAGATGGATGTGGCTATGTATAAAGCCACCTATCAACTTCAGTGTTTGTTGAAGAGGCATAGATTCCAAAAGGATCTATTTACGGAACGAGAGCTCGAACAGAAAGCGATTAACACTTTCTTAGAGACTCAAGTTAGAATCAGCGAAGTCAACTTTAATGAATTACCAACGGAAGTCGGTAAGGTTATTAAAAGAGCTCGTGATATCATTACCCATTTTCTGGGTCCGTATGACGATGAAGAACATCGTGCCTCATGTAGATTCGGACGTAGGGCCTCAGTCGGAATCCCAGGTCGCCTTGCTTGCGAAGCAGAGCGATGGGAGTTGCCGATTACAGGTTCTAAATGTCAGATTTCGTGGTTTGACTCAGAGATGAGCCAATATGAGTCCATCCAAGATTATTGGAGAGCTCAACAAGACAGTGATCCTGTGCATGCACAGCGATCCATCTACCGTGAAATTGACGCACTGAAGCTGACTTTTGTCCCTAAGACCTTCAAAGCGGTACGGAGTATTGTCCCTAATTCAACTATTGGCTCGTACATGAGCTATGGATTAGGAGAGATGATCCGTACTCGCCTGAAGCGGAAGGGTTACGACATTCGTACGTTACAACGTACTCATCGTGACCTTGCAGAGTCTGCTAGTTTCTTTGGAGACTTAGCAACTGCAGATCTGTCCAGCGCATCCGATAGTATATCGGTCGCTCTGGTGGAACAACTCTTCCCATCTGACTGGTTTGACATCCTTTGTCAAAGTCGGATAGATAAGATTGTCCTGCCCGGTATTAAAGACCCTGTTGCAGTTAACACTTTTGCAACTATGGGTATCGGGTATACATTTCCGCTTCAAACTTTGGTCTTTCTCGCTCTTGTTCGTTCCATCCAAGATCTTGTATCACCTTGGTATGGACGAGGAGTAGTTTCGGTTTATGGTGACGACCTGATTTATCCGGCCGTTATCCATAAATTCGTAAGCTACTTTTTCAAGAAGTTGGGCTTTATCTTGAATGAGGACAAAACCTTTTCAAGAGGGCACTTCAGAGAATCCTGCGGTGGAGATTACTACCGTGGGAGGGACGTACGTCCCTTTCAGCCCGAAGGGGGCATCCAGCGGATTCATAAGGGAAAACCTTATGAGGCCGTACTCTATAAAATGATCAACGGGTTTCTATTCCGATGGTCAGAGTACGAAATTGGGAATACTTTGAAATTCTTAACTGCAGAGCTGGAGAGGAACGAGAGCCTTATTAAACGGGTTCCTTGTGATTTTCCAGCTGACGCAGGAATTCAAAGTACTAGCCTCGACAGTTGGGAGTTTCTCTCAACCGCTCGGTGCGCGAGAACAAAAAGTGTAGGACATGGCTTGTATCGCTTTCCGTACCTGGCCATTAAGGCCAGAACTCGGAAGGAGGTACGCCATGAGCCTTATTTTTGGCTCGCTCTCCGGGAGCACACTGGATCAGTCTTTGATTACTCTGATCCAATGCAGCTTCGAGTTCCTGTGCACCTTGTTCATCGAATTATTAATGATGTAACGGGTGCTGGGAATCGGACTCCCTTGCTTACATGGAAACATGCGCAAGGGCCCAAGAAGTTTACTCGCTCGTCATTGAGTGGTAAACGCCAACCGCGTCTTGAGGCCCACATCACGATCAGTGACAGTGGGTCGTACACTAGTCAGCTC